TTATTGGAATAAATCAAATAGGTTCTGACTCTTTGGGGTCTGTTTTTCAAGCAGTTTTTCCAGATATTCTCGTGCCTTATCATATTCTTCGTGGTAGGTGAAATACTCATCTTCCAATATAGCCACGAAATCAGAATACGTTTCACGGTCATTAAAGATGGTTTCAATTTCAAATGAATAATTGCAACCGACAACCTCCGGATCATCAAAGCCGCATTCATGGGTGTATTCCCAAGGAACATCATCTTTTTCAATCGTGTCACCATGATAGTCAGAGTCAAACTGCATATAGTCATCATCCAGTTGAACCCATTCACTTGTGATGAAATTATCTTCTTCTGGAAATTCGGTGAAAATGTGAACACCTTTAAATTTCATTATGGTAGCTATAAAGTTAAACAAAAAAGATTCTGATTCGTTTTCAGAGGAAGCGGAATCTCCACAATCATATTCGATGGTTGGATATATTTTCTGAAGAAAAGTCCAATAGCCGTCTTTGGCATTACATTCATCAAACAGTGCCTGCAAATATGGCAGAAACACATATTCTTCGATTTTCTCTGGAATCATGTCATATAGCATATTAAAGGTTTTGTCCTGATTGAAACGAGATTTCTTCCTTTCAAACATATCGCCTATAGCACCAAGGTTTTTATCTTTCTGTTTTGAAAAATACACGGCACAGAAGTATTCCTGAAATGAACGGTGCGTGAAGTGGTACTTCCTGCTTTCTTGGTACATCAAGCACATATTAGCAACCAAATCTGTGATGAAGTCAGTTGTGGTTGCCGGACTGTTATCCTTTTTTGGTTCAGTCATGCTCGTAAAATATCTATCAAAATCCTCATCGGTAAAATCAAAGCGTTCATCACAGTAGGTTCTTGCACAGAACTCCGAAAAATACTCGGAGAATCTGTCTGCGGTTACTCCTGTGCATAAGGCTCGTTTGTAGGCTCCCTTTGTGGCATCGTGTTTTTGAGAGAGTGTGAGATAAGCCTCCCTGTAGAAAATATGCATTTTTGATGGAACTTCCGCAAACTGCTCAAAGGTCATAAGCATAATAGTGAGCAGGAGTGGATTCTCTGTAAATTCTCTGTGGGTGCGATATAAATCATCGTCCAGCTTTTTACGGAAAACAGCTTTAATAGTCGGCTCATCTGGACGGAATTCCAATTTATCAATCAGCGATAATGCCTGCGATTTAGTAAAGGGTTGCAATTCAAAGACTGTAAATCGATTAAATGCGACAAAGGACATTGCAGGACGAGAGGATATGACAAACATATTATTAGAATACTTATCGGCAAATATATCCAATTTCTTTTCAAACAGCTTTCGCACATCACTGTGGATTTCGTCCAATCCATCAAAAAGTAATAAGCATTTTCCTTCTGATAATACATCTTCTAAATCTATACCACCGCCAAGAGCATCAAATTTTTCATATACATATTCGGTCAAATCATCATAAGAGGAATCGAAGTCCTTTAGTGGAATGAATATCGGTAATTTCTCTATAATAGGATACTGCTCGATGCAATCCAAGAGGAGATGTCGCATCATCATGGATTTTCCAAGACCACCTGTGCCTGTGATAATGACAAAGTTGGTGCAGTCACCTAATATATCTGCCGTAACATGATTGATGGTACGGAGTTCATAGGAATTTCTGCCTTTGTTTACCTTATAGGTAAGGGTGTTGCAAACATAAAAATCGTAGAATGGTCTTGGCACTTCAGAATAGAGCAACGTTTTTATAGTCTGGTATTTCTCCTGTGTGTTTTCCAGATATTCCGAGAAATCATCATCGCTCCTTGTTATGCCCAGTTCCGCTCCCGTAACAATAAACAGAGGGTCACCAGTTAGTTCCGGAGCAACATCAGGAAAAGGAAAAGAGAAGTTGTTTCTTACTTGTGCGTGACTACTGTTATCTGCCGGAGCGGAAGGCTTCTTACATGGCACGGAAGTTCCGTCATATATTTCGTCCAGTATCTGAAGAAATAAGTCCGTGCAGGCATAACCGAGGTTGTCATCTTTGTTAAAATCCGGGATTAGATTCTTGAATTCAGTTTCCATTGATAACTGGTTGCTATCACTTAAGCCGTTGATATGCTTTGCAAATTTATGTATATCAGCCATGCCTCTTGCTTTATGTGCTTTTGTTTTGGCAACACTCGTTTCCTTATAATAACGCTCTAAGGTATCTGCCTGAAGGTCATAAAATGGATTGATACATTCAGGCGAGTCTTTAATTAACGTATCAAAGAGAAAAACAAAGTAATCGGCTTTTTTTCTGCTGCCATCACTGTATTTATATAAGGTATTTACGAATTCGCTTAATAGCATATTTTATGCACCTCCATCATATTTCCGAGTTTTTCCGAAAACATCCGAAGAACTCCGAGCCGTTCCGCAGTCATCCTGTCGGGATGGCTTATTTTTTTTATAATAATTACAGAGGTTAAACCTCCGGCAAGTGTTGTATGTGAAAAGTCGCAGCGACAGACAGTTATACTCTTTTACATTATAACACAAGTTTCTGCTAAATACAAGAAGTGAAATCAAGCGAACACAAATTTTCTCTGTTGGTTTCAAACTTTTAACTTTTTTAACAAAAGTGGTTCTTAAACAAACCGCTCATGTCCTTGTAATAGTGTAAGGACAAGCAATCACAGGTGCAAAGCTGACCGTAACAGCTGAAAATAAATATCGATTGTCTGAGTGCGCAATTAGGCAAGGATACACATACTGCAGCTTCTTTGGTTTCCATGAGAGACCTCTGAAAAGCAGTGCATGAGTACCCTTCTCTTGTTGCGCTCTTTTTGTCCGCAGACAAGGTGCTTCATGCCATTGCAGAAGGTGTTGTCCATGCCTTTCCACTCAGACGGAAAGGACAATCAAATGAAAATCAAAGTAAGCTATGACAACACCAAACAGACACTGGAGGTAGACCGTGACGAAATGTGGCTCTCTCTTTCCTTGGGAGATGCAGATGGCATGACTTCCGCAGAGATGGAAAAACGCATTCAGGAAAAATTCAACGAACTGTTCAATCGCCCTGAGTACAACAACTGGCACAGGCATGACCGCCACAGCAGTCCCACATCTGCACCGAAAAAGCTGGACGGCACAAAAGGCAGAGTACAGCTTGTCGATGATGAATCGGACGAGCCTGCAGGCAATACTATCGATTTGTTCCCGGATATGACGGATGTCATCAATCGGGACAAGCAGTATGAATACGAAGCCGTTTGCGGAATGCTCCGCAAGTATCTCAAGCCGGAACAGGCGGAGCTTCTGATTGAGATACATATTAATAAGGTACCAAAGCAGGAATATGCAGCCCGCAACGGTATCACGCCCAGTGCCGTATCGCATCGTTTGGAGACTGCAGAGAAGAATTTCAAAAAAGTTTTTCCGACATCCTCAAGTTTTAGCATCGCCCGTGGCTAACAAGTAGAGGGTCACATAAAGCACTCTCGGAAAGGAGCCAAGACGATGAAACAAAATTTGAAAATCAGTGTTTCAAAGGAACCAAGAACAGACGGTATTCTTTCCTGTCGCAACATTGGTGTGCGAGAACGTATTTTGAGATTTCTCTTCGGAGAAAAGCAGAAAATTACGATTCTCGTACCCGGTGACAGCGTAGAGGAAGTTTCCATTTGTGAAGTCAAAGAAGGAGGATGTGAAAATGAGTCATGTTAAATTGATGCTCGATGTCATTGACGGTGTTTGCACGGTGGCTGAGAGCCTGCAGGGTCTTGCAGGAAGTCTGAAAATTCTGGTGGAGGCATTCGGTAGCGATGAACAGCCAAAGATTGTGGCACCAGTGGGAAAAGCAGATGTAAAAGCAAAGACCACGGCAAAGCAAAAGGCGGCACCGAAAGAAGAATCCAAAGAAAAACTGCCAACACTCACGGAGGTGCGTGGGATTCTTGCAGAAAAGTCCAGAAGCGGTAAAACGGCACAGGTAAAGGAACTGCTTATCAAGCATGGGGCGGATAAACTTTCGGATATTAAGCCGGAAGAATATCAATCGCTGCTTGCGGATGTGGAGGGATTGTAATGGGAAAACACGCATTATTATCTGCCTCATCCAGTCACCGATGGCTTGCGTGTCCTCCGTCTGCAAGGCTGTGCGAATCCTATGAGGACAAAGGCAGCGAATATGCACAGCAAGGCACGGATGCCCACAGTCTTTGTGAGTATAAATTGCAGAAAGCACTGGGCATCAAGGCTGATGACCCTACTGAGAACCTTACTTATTATGATTCAGAGATGGAAGTTTGTGCAGAAAGCTATGCCGATTATGTAATGGAACAGCTGGCAGCAGCGATGAAAAACTGCTCTGACCCCATTGTGCTGATAGAACAGCGTCTTGATTATTCTCGCTTTGTCCCTGAGGGCTTTGGAACGGGCGATGCCGTTATTATTGCAGACGGTCAGCTTACCATATGTGACTATAAGCACGGAAAAGGTGTGCTTGTGGAGGCAGAGAAAAATCCTCAAATGATGTGCTATGCACTGGGTGCATTGGAGTTATTCGATGCCCTATACGATATCGATACAGTCCGCATGGTCATCTTTCAGCCAAGGCGAGAGAATGTCAGCGAGTACATCATTACAAGAACGGAACTGCTTCAATGGGCGGAAGATATCCTTGTTCCTACCGCAAAACTTGCCTTTGATGGCGAGGGCGAATTCTGTGCCGGAGAGCATTGCCGTTTCTGCAAAGCGAAAGCTGCCTGTCGCAAACGCGCCGAGTACAATCTGGAACTTGCAAAATATGACTTTGAAACTCCTGCCATGTTGGACGATGTGGAGATTGAAGCAGTTCTGTCTAAGGTAGATGAGCTGGTGTCGTGGGCAGCAGATGTAAAAGAATTTGCACTTCATGCAGCAATCAGCGGCAAGGCATGGACAGATTGGAAACTGGTCGAGGGGCGCAGTAACCGCAAATATGTCAGTGATGAAGCGGTGGCAACAGCTGTCACCGAAGCAGGCTACAATCCGTATGAAGAAAAACTGCTGGGTGTTACAGCCATGACCGCATTGCTTGGCAAGAAAAACTTTGTCGAAGTCATCGAAAGCAGAGGCTTGATTGAAAAGCCACAAGGCAAACCCGTATTGGTTCCGATGTCGGACAAGCGTCCGGCTTTGAATACAGCAAAACAAGATTTTAACGAAGAATAACAGGAGAAAAAAAATTATGTCAAAGGATTATACCAACCCTACAAAGGTTATCACAGGAGTAAACACACGCTGGTCTTATGCTAATATTTGGGATCCGAAATCTATCAACGGAGGCTCTCCGAAATATAGTGTCAGCCTTCTGATTCCAAAATCCGATACCGTAACGGTAAACAAAATCAAGAGTGCTATTGAGGCTGCCTACAAGGAGGGAGAAAGCAAACTGAAAGGCAGCGGCAAATCTGTCCCTGCACTCAGTGTACTGAAGACCCCGCTTCGTGATGGCGATGCAGAACGTCCCGATGCACCGGAATATGAGGGCTGCTATTTCGTGAATGCCAACAGTGGTACGGCTCCCGGCATTGTGGATGCAGACCGTCAGGAGATTATCGACCGCAGTGAGGTATACAGCGGTGTGTATGGCCGTGCTTCCATTAATTTTTATGCCTTTAATTCTAACGGAAATAAGGGCATTGCCTGCGGACTCAACAACCTGCAGAAAATCCGTGATGGAGAGCCGCTTGGTGGAAAGAGCCGTGCAGCAGATGATTTTGCAACGGAAGAGGACGAGGATTTTCTCGGTTAATCCATAATTAGCAAGGTATACGAGAGGTCGGCTCAATTTTGTGCCGACCTCTTTTTGAAAGGAGAGCCAATGACAAATTTGGAAATAGATATTGAAACATTTTCTGATGTGGATTTACAGAAATGTGGTGTGTATCGCTATACGCAGTCCCCTAATTTTGAAATTCTGCTGTTTGGATACAGCGTGGATGGCGGCGAAGTGCAAGTGGTTGACATTGCTCGTGGCGAGAAACTGCCAATGGAGATTATTACGGCACTGACTGATGATACGGTAACAAAGTGGGCATTTAACGCAGCTTTCGAGAGGGTCTGCCTTTCGGTATGGCTGCAAAGGAACTACCCTGCATATTTCCACAGCTACAGCATAAATGAAGATAGGGTTGGAGATTACCTTGACCCGTCGGCATGGAAATGCTCCATGATATGGTCAGCATATATGGGACTGCCGCTATCTCTTGCTGGGGCTGGCACGGTGCTTGGGTTGGAAGAACAGAAGCTGAAGGAAGGCAAAGACCTCATCCGATATTTCTGTGTTCCGTGTAAGCCGACCAAGGTTAATGGCGGCAGGACACGCAATCTACCGGAGCATGATATGGAAAAATGGAATCTGTTCAAGTTCTATAACAAGCGTGATGTGGAAGTGGAGATGTCTATTCAGGACAGGCTGAAAAAATATCCTGTGCCGGATTTTGTATGGGAAGAATACCACCTCGACCAAGAAATCAATGACCGTGGGATTGCTCTTGATATGGATGTGGTGGAGAATGCAATTGCTTTTGATGCAAAGTCCAAGGCAGAACTGGCAGAGAAAATGCAGGAACTGACTGACCTTGATAACCCCAACTCTGTGGTGCAGATGAAGCAGTGGCTTGCAGATAACGGTCTGGAGATGGACAGTCTTGGCAAAAAGGAAGTGGCACAGGCAGTCAAAACTGCTCCGAAGGAACTGGCGGAGGTTCTGCTTCTGCGGCAGCAGTTATCCAAGTCCTCTGTAAAAAAGTATCAGGCAATGCAGAATGCAGTCTGTGAGGATGGCAGGGCGAGAGGAATGTTTCAGTTTTACGGTGCCAACCGTTCCGGGCGTTGGGCAGGCAGAATGATACAGCTGCAGAACCTTCCGCAGAATCATATGCCGGATTTGGAACAGGCTCGTGGTCTTGTGGAGTCTGGCAATTATGAAGCGATGGAACTTTTGTATGACGATATCCCGGATACTTTGTCGCAGCTCATTCGTACAGCCTTTGTGCCGAGAGCCGGGATGAAATTTGTGGTGGCGGACTTCTCTGCCATAGAAGCAAGGGTACTGTCTTTTTTGGCAAAGGAAAGCTGGCGAAGCGAGGTGTTTCAGAATAACGGGGACATCTATTGTGCATCGGCATCTGCCATGTTCGGTGTGCCTGTGGAAAAGCATGGTGTCAACGGACATCTCCGTCAGAAGGGAAAAATCGCTGAATTGGCTCTTGGTTACGGCGGCTCGGTCGGTGCTTTAAAAGCAATGGGCGCTTTGGATATGGGACTTGAGGAGGAAGAACTCCAGCCGCTTGTGGATTCATGGAGAGCCGCTAATCCGAACATTGTGCGTTTCTGGTGGGATGTTGACCGCTGTGTGAAGGATACGGTCAGGAATAGAGTGACCACAGAAACACACGGTATCCGCTTTTTCTGCCAGAGCGGGATGCTGTTCATTCAGCTGCCAAGCGGCAGACGGCTTTCCTATGTGAAGCCACGCATGGGAGAGAACCGTTTCGGCGGCGAGGCTGTGACCTACGAAGGCGTGGGCGGTGCAAAGAAATGGGAACGCATCGAAAGCTACGGTCCCAAGTTCGTGGAAAATATCGTGCAGGCAATTAGCCGTGACATTCTTGCCTATTCTATGTGTACCTTATCCCACTGCTTTATCTGCGGCCATGTCCATGATGAACTGATTATTGAGTGCAGTATGGGAGTTTCCCTTGATGCTGTCTGCGAACAGATGGGCAGGACCCCGCCGTGGATTGATAGACTGCTTCTTAGGGCTGATGGGTACGAATGCAGTTTTTATAAAAAAGATTAAAATTATCCTCAAGTTTTACAGCCTCCTGTGGCTAAGAAGTAGGGAGTAATTTCCCCGCCGTACACGGGAGGCTTTTTCTCGTGAAAAAACTACGAGGAGGATATTAATTTGAAAGAACTGATACCAAAAGACGAGTATGGCATTTTTGCCGACAACCATGACACAGCGAGGGTGGACAGTTTGTTTGTAGCAGACTTTTTTGAAAAGGAACACAAGAATGTTGTGCGTGAAATTGAAAGATTGACCGCATCGGATTCTGGTCTAAGCCAAGAATTTAATACGCTCAATTTTGAGCGTATTACCTATCGTGATTCCAGAGGAAGAACACAGAGAGCATACGCCATGACAAGAGATGGTTTTGTGCTTCTTGTTATGGGTTTCACAGGTCAAAAAGCATTGAAATTCAAGGAACTCTACATCAAGCGTTTCAATGAGATGGAGAAGTTCATCAAAGCACTGGTGTCGGCAAGACAAGAGTTCCCACTCCTTACGGCAAACATAAAGCTGCTCCACGATAAGCCGAAGCCTTATCACTTCAGCAATGAGTGCGATATGTTAAACCGCATTGTGCTGGGCATGACAGCAAAGCAGTTCAGGCTTGCCAATGACATCGAAAAGGGCAAAAGCATCAGACCGTATCTGTCAAAGGAACAAATTGATATGCTGGAAACTTTGCAAAAGGTCGATGTGGGACTGCTTGTAGCTTTTCCGAATTATGAAGACCGCAAACGCCATCTAGAATGGTACAAAACCAAATTAGAGGAGGAAAAATAATATGTTTTATGTGAAAGAACAGCTGAATGATGCAATGGAGGTTTCCATTGAAATTAACGATGAGAATGTATTCTGCCGCTGTCCCCGTTGTGGTACGGAGATACAGGTTGACCTTGCAGAGGTTTTTGCCGATGGTGAGATTGATCTTTTCGGTACAGCAGTGATGTGTAAGAACTGCAGCAAAAAGTTGATGGGAGGTCAGGCTTGTGGGTGTGAGCAGGTATAACAGCGAAGGCTATCCTGACCCAACTACCTACGGTGCTTTATCCAATATCGAACAAGAAACGAAGGCAGCAAGAGCATACAGACCAATCGTGTATGTATGCTCCCCGTTTTCGGGAGATGTTGCCGGGAACATTGCAAATGCACGAAAGTACAGCCGTTTTGCTGTGGAGCAGGGATACATTCCCATTGCTCCGCATTTGCTGTTTCCGCAGTTTCTTAACGATAACGATATAACGGAACGTGAGATGGGACTGCACTTTGGAAATGTGATGATGAGCCATTGCAGCGAGGTGTGGGTGTTTGGAGAAATTATATCAACCGGAATGGATGCTGAAATTAGGAGAGCCAGAAGAAAAAATTACAGACTGCGATATTTCGGCAGTGATTTAAAGGAGGTACAGCATGAATTGTAAAGTGAAGATTGCTGTGTGCAATCACAGAACAGATAAGAAATATAAGAATCAGGAGTTGGACTGGGATTACCTTGTTGACCGCAACAAGCATCCCCTGCGTACTTCGGAAACCGCTGAAGAATATCCTAAGATGACCAAAGACCAACGCAGCAACTTAAAAGACATCGGTGGTGTGGTCGGTGGCTGGCTCAGAGGCGGTATCCGTAAAAACGGAAATGTGCTGTTTCGTACATTGGGACTTCTCGATGCCGACAGCATCCCTGCAGAGGTGGATTTCTGCAATGAAGTCAAAACAGCCTATGGCAATGTGACCTATTTCATTTATTCCACTCACAGCCATACAGCACAGACTCCGAGATACCGTGTGGTATTTCTGTTTTCTCGTGAGGTTAGTGAGGAGGAGTATCCGGCACTGATGCGTATGGCTGCCAAACAGATAGGAATGGACTATTTTGATGATTCTACCTATCAGGCAAACCGTATGATGTACTGGGCATCTTGCCCTTCAAACGGAGAATTTGCCTTTGAAGAGAATCAGGCACAGCCGCTTGATGTGGATGCACTGCTTTCCATGTATGAGGATTGGCATGATATTTCACAGTGGCCGACCTCAACGAGGCAGTCCGAGGTAATTAAAACGGCAGTGGGAAAACAGCAAAATCCACTTGAAAAGGCAGGCACTGTTGGTGTGTTCTGCCGTGCCTTTCCCACCATTCAGGAAACAATAGAGGAGTTCCTTTCCGATATTTATACACCAACAGCAGACGGGTCTGGACGATATGATTTTATCCCCGGCGAAGGCTCCGCAGGTGTTGTGATTTATGATGACCTGTTTGCTTACAGTCATCATGCTACCGACCCTGCCTGTGAGAAACTTTTGAATGGTTTTGACCTTGTACGTATTCACAAATTCGGAGATCTTGATGCAAAAAAATCTTTCAATGCCATGTGCGAGTTAGCATTATCCCTCGATAAGGTGAAACTCCAGCTTGCGGCAGAACGCAAGGAAAAAGTGGATAAGGATTTTGAGGGCAGTGAAAACTGGGAATCGCTTCTCAAATATATGCCGAGGAGCAATCTGCTGGAAAACAGCGTGTGGAATGAAATGCTGATTCTGAACAATGACCCCGATTATGCAAATTTTGCATTCAACGAAATGGCAAATCGTGTACAGATTACAGGTCCCTTGCCGTGGGATAGACCAAAGGATAATAAGTTCTGGCGCGATGCCGATACCGCACAGATGAAAGCACTCATTGACATTCGCTATATTCCATTTTCCTCTCGTAATCACGAGGTCAGCTTTACCAAGGTGGCAGATGACCGCAGTTTCCATCCTGTCCGTGATTACCTAAATAGTCTACCTGAATGGGACGGAAAAAAGCGTGTGGAAAATCTGCTGATTCGATACTTGCAGGCAGACAATGCCGATTATGTAAAAACAGTGACCCGTAAGACCTTTGCGGCAGCCGTAGCCCGTATCTATCATCCGGGTGTGAAATATGACTGCGTTCTGGTGCTTGACGGTATTCAGGGCATTGGTAAAAGTACCTTATTCAAAGACCTTGTGGGCGATGAATATTACTCTGAAACTCTGTCCCTTACTGATATGAATGACAAATCGGGTGCGGAGAAACTGCAGGGGTTCTGGATTATGGAGATTGCGGAGCTTGCCGGGATGAAAAAAGCTGATATTGAAAAAGTGAAAGCGTTCCTCTCTACCTCTGATGATAAGTACCGACCAAGCTACGGCAAGACCGTGGAGAGCCATCCGAGACAGTGTATCATCATTGCCTCTGTAAATGGTGAGCGTGGATATCTGCGTGATATTACAGGCAACCGCCGCTTTTGGGTGGTAAAGCTGAATCAGACCGAGCAGAAAAAGACATGGAATTTCACCAAAGAGGACAGAGACCAGATTTGGGCTGAGTCAAAATACTATTATGAAAATGGCGAAAAGCTGTATCTCGAAGGCGATATGATTTCCCGTGCAGAAGAGGTACAGCGTGAAGCAATGGAAGTCGATGAACGTCAAGGCATGGTGGAGGAATATTTGGAAACACTTCTGCCTTTAAGCTGGGAGTCAATGGATATTTATGCGAGGAAGAACTATCTGGCTGAACGTGATGCGCCTACAACCGTGAAAGGCATAACACGAAGAAATACGGTAAGTAATGCAGAGATATGGTGTGAATGCTTTGGACGCAGCTTGGCTGACCTTAAACCGTCTGACTCGTATGCGATAGCAGCCCTTATGACTCAGATTGACGGTTGGCAACGAACATCAAAGGTTCGCAAGTGTTCTCCCTATGGTAAGCAACGCCTGTATGAGAGAACCTGTTGCTTAGCCCAAAACACTGATAACTAAAGGCTTTTAGAGGTACAAGCAACATTTGTAACAACTATATTCCTTATATACAAAAGGGTACTTATAGTACTAAATATGTACCTGTAACACCCGCGTAGTAATTATAGGGGAAGGTGTTACATCTCGTTGCTTGTTTCCGGTATGAAGAAAATGGAGGAATTTATTATGTGGATTATAAATAAAGAAAACACACAGATTTATAACATGAGTGCATTTAGCAGACTTGCAGTATCAAATGGGAACAGCGGAAAGTTCTTGATATTAGCGGTAATTGATTCTAATAGTTTGGAGTATGGAAGAGTTGAAATGGGAGGTTATGCCACTGCTCACAAAGCTATTAGTGTTATTCGAGAAATTTATAAAGCGGTAGAACGTGGAGCAAATGTCTATGAAATGCCCACTGATGAGGATGAAATGGAATGAGAGAAAAACAAATAGAACAAAAGCTGGTAACAGCAGTAAAAAATATGGGAGGTATCTGCCCCAAGTGGGTATCTCCCGGATATGACGGGATGCCCGACCGCATTGTGCTTCTGCCGAAGAAAAAGATAGCATTCGTAGAAGTAAAGGCTACCGGGCAAAAGCCAAGACCCCTGCAGGTGTCAAGGCATAACCTTTTGAGAAAACTTGGCTTTGCGGTCTATGTGCTGGATGACCCGGAGCAGATTGGAGGGATTTTGGATGCAATACAATCCACATGATTATCAGAAATATGCTGCAGAATATATCGAAACGCATCCGATAGCGGCCATTCTCCTGTCGATGGGACTGGGCAAGACGAGCATCACGCTGACGGCAATCAATAATCTGTTGTTTGACAATTTTGATGTTCATAGGATTTTGATTATAGGTCCCCTGCGAGTGGCCAGAACAACATGGTCTGATGAAATCGGGAAATGGAATCATCTCTCCGACCTTCGGTATTCCATTGTTGTGGGCAATGTGGCAGAGCGAAAACAAGCACTGGAAAAACAAGCAGACCTCTATATCATCAACCGTGAAAATGTGCAGTGGCTGATTGAAGAAAGTGGCAGCCCGTTTGACTATGACATGGTGGTTGTAGATGAATTATCTTCCTTCAAAAATCATCAAGCAAAGCGATTCAAGGCATTGATGAAAGTCAGACCACAGGTAAAGAGAATTGTTGGTTTGACGGGAACACCAAGCAGTAACGGCCTGATGGATTTATTTGCAGAATTCAAGCTGCTGGACATGGGTGCAAGGCTTGGAAGATTTATCGGTCAGTACAGGCAGCAGTATTTCAAGCCGGACAAATGCAATGGTCCCATCGTGTATTCCTACAAAGCACTTCCCGGTGCAGAGGATGCCATTTACAGCAAGATTGCGGATATCACGATTTCCATGAAATCCACCGATCATCTGAAAATGCCTGAACTGATTAGCAGTCAGTATATCGTTCATTTGTCCGAGGATGAACAGAAACGGTACGATGAAATGAAACAGGAGTTGGTGCTTTCACTGCCAAATGGTGAAATTACAGCCGCCAATGCAGCGGCACTGACTGGGAAACTATCACAGATGGCAAACGGTGCGATTTATTCTGATGATGAGAGCGTTGTAGGTATTCATAATCAAAAGCTGGACGCATTGGAGGATATTATCGAATCGGCAAACGGACAGCCATTGCTTGTGGCATATTGGTTTCAGCATGATTATAAGCGTATCAGTGAAAGGCTGCATCAGCTGAAGATTCCCTTTGTTAAATTGGATACCGATGACAGCATCAAAAGATGGAATAATGGAGAATATCCCGTAGCACTGATACATCCTGCATCGGCAGGTCATGGACTCAACCTTCAGCAAGGCGGCTCCTGCCTTGTATGGTTCGGATTAACATGGTCGTTGGAACTTTATCAGCAGACCAATGCCCGTTTATGGAGGCAAGGTCAAAAATCCGAAACTGTAGTGATACAGCACATTATTACGGAAGGCACTATTGATGAACGCATATTAAAAGCACTGTCTGACAAGGACAGTACCCAATCCGCCTTGATTGATGCCGTAAAAGCCAATCTATGAAAATCAGAGTCAACCTATGACAATCCAAGCCAATCCGAGAGGAATACAAAAATTCGGAGGTAAGGATATGACAGCGAAAGATTATTTGTTGCAGGTAAAAAGAATTGAGATACAGATGAATTTTGATTTCCGCGAATTGGAACATTGGAGAGATTTGTCTGGTAGGATTTCAGGTTGTAATTTTGAAGCACATTACAATCCAAATAGAAATATAGAGGCTCCTTATGTGAGGTGTATTGATAAAATTATAGACGTGGAGCAAAAAATCACAAGAGAAATTAGTGCGCTTGTAGAAATAAAAACCACTATCATGGAACTGATACATGGGCTGGAGAATGTTGATTATCAATCCGTGTTGGAACTAAAATATCTCAGTTATTATACTTGGGAGCAAATAGCCAACGAAATGCACTATAGCCTAAGATGGATATACAAGCTGCATGGTAAGGCACTACAGGAATTTGAAAAGCAAATGGAGGTGAAAGATAATGGGATACGCTGAAGCGATACAAGATAACATTCCGATGGAAAAACACGATGGATTCGGGTGGTATTTTCCACCATGCAGGATTTGTGGAAGCCCCGTTTCTACTTGGTCTTACATTAGAGGTACGGAATATACGTGTGCTGATTGTAAGAAACTGTTGGTAGAAGAACACGTAAAAAACAAGAAAGTGTTGCAGGTGGATAAAAAGCAGAAGAAATTTGATACAGCGATTAAAAGAATTTCAAAAGTTACGGATATAGCCAAATACAAAAAGGCACTGGAGATTGTCCAAAAGAATCTTTATAAGGCGGGCTGGTTTCAGAGCACAGAGGAAATTATGACAGCAGTGGAGTTGATAAAGCGTGGGTTGAAAATCAATCACCAAGTTAGCGTATATGAATACAGTGTCGACTTTATCATCCCAGAATTTAAGGTTGCCTTGGAGATTGACGGACGGCCATTCCATACAAAGGATAATGAAAAAGCGCAAACAATACGAGATGAAGTGATTGCTGATAAATTGGGTGAGGGTTGGAATGTAATACGCATAGACACCGAAAATATAAACACCAACGTTACAAAGCTTGTTCCGGCGATTAAAAGAATCCTAAAATATCGTGAAGATAAAAAAAGTGCAGTATAGTTCACTACTATGCACAAAACTTGTGTGCTATACTTAAGACAGTGAAATAGGAGAAAAAGTCAAGCCTTGTGGGTCACACCGACCTGCAGGGTTTTTCTTATGCCCTAAAGGAGGTGGAGCAATTGCCAAGAAAACCAAGACGAGGGTGTGCTTACCCCGGCTGTCTTATGTATGCCGAGGAAGGCAGCAGCTACTGCTTGGAACACAAGAAGGCAGAAGCCAAACGCTACGAGACGTACAGCCGTGACCCGTCAGTACGCCGCAAGTATGGCAGAGCGTGGAAACGCATCCGTGACAGTTATGTCAGAGAGCATCCTTTCTGTGAACAGTGCTTTGAGCGTGGGATATTAGTTCCCGTGGATGAGGTGCATCACAAGGTACCAATATCAAAGGGCGGAACGCATGAAAGAAGCAATCTTATGAGTCTGTGCCGTTCCTGTCATAACAAAATTCATTTAGAGATGGGTGACCGTCAGATTCGTGACTGACCCCGGAGGGGGTCAATTTATCTCTGCGGGTCCATTTCCGGGAAAACGGCGCCCCCCTTCACGCACAAAAAGGGCGTTTTCAAAAGGGTAATAAAGGAGGTCGAGAAAAATATGCCTACAAAATCGAATAATACAGGCGGCAGAGGCGGTGCCAGAGCAGGTGCCGGACGAAAGAAATCTGCTGTAAAAGAGAAATCCGAAAACGGAAATCCGGGAGGCAGACCATTAGAGGTTTTGGATATTCCAGAGATGGAAGGTGTGGAGATGCCGAAGCCACACGATTTTTTATCAGCAGAACAGCGTGACGGCAGTGAACTGCAGGCCGCTGATATTTACAGAGAAACATGGGAGTGGCTGAAAAGGATCGGATGCAGTCAGAAAGTATCCAGTCAGCTTTTGGAACGATATGCAATGGCATCGGCTCGTTGGATTCAGTGTGAGGAAATGACCAGCAAGTTGGGGTTCCTTTCAAAGCATCCGACCACACAGAAGCCTATCCCTTCCCCATTTATCAATATTGGGATTAACTATATGAACCAAGCGGTGCGTTTGTGGAATGAGATATTCCAGATCGTAAAGGAAAACTGCAATACCGAATACAGCGATGAAGCACCACAGAATGATGTGATGGAGCGTCTGCTCCGTGCAAGGAAAGGAAACTGAAATGAAAACAGAATTGACAGATTTTATGAAAAAACTGAAAGCCAATAAACGCAACCTCAGCACACAGCAGTTCCGCACCATCAAGGGTCAGGCTTTTGCCGGAGATATTGCGGGTGCAGAAAAAGGACTGCATAAATTGTTGGAAAGGCGGTGTGGATAATGGGAAAGACAACAACAGAGATGCAGCTAATTGCAGTCTCCAAATTAGTGCCGTATGTGAATAATGCCAGAACGCATAACGCACAGCAGATTACGAAACTTCGCTCCTCCCTGCGAGAGTTCGGTTTTATCAATCCTGTCATTGTTGACAGAGAGTTCAATGTAATAGCTGGGCATGGACGCATTCTCGCAGCAAAGGAAGAAGGTATCACGGAAGTACCGTGTGTATTTGTGGACTATCTTACTCCGGCACAGAAGAAAGCATATATACTCGCTGACAATCGTATGGCAATGGATGCCGGATGGGATGAAGAGCTTCTGCGTGTGGAGATTGAAGCATTGCAGGCAGAATCCTTTGATGTGGGTTTGACCGGGTTTGATGAAAAGGAACTGTCGATTCTCTTTGATAAAGACAATGATGCCGAAGAAGATGACTTTGATGTAGATGCAGAACTGCAAAATCCTGCACTGTCAAAGTCGGGCGATATTTGGATAATTGGCAGGCACAAGGTAATCTGCGGAGATTCCACTGCTCCTGAAACTTTTGAAAAGTTGCTGGGCGAAACCAAGGTCAATCTTGTGTGTACGGACGCTCCATATTTTGTGGAACTGAAAAACAAGTCTGGCACGATTGCTAATGACAATCTGAATGATAAGCAGGGGTATGAATTCCTGTTAAAGGTCTTTACTAATTTCAAAAATGCTATGGCGGCAGATGCATCCATTTATGAATTCTATGCGACCATGAAGACTCGTGTGTTTTACGATGCGTTTGAGGATGCCGGGTTTAAAGTGGGGGCAGGTCTAATTTGGAAAAAGCCAAGGGCACCATTTATGCGTACCGACTGGAAGTTCAACATGGAGCCTATCATCTGGGGTTGGAGAAAAGACGGCAAGCATATCTGGTATGGCGATCAGAAGCAGACTGCCGTTTTTGAATTTGACGGTATCAAAGACTCTGAAAAAGATGGCTGTGGGCATCCATCCTCAAAGCCTGTGCCACTGATTGCCTATTTGATTAAGCAGTGTACACAATCCAATGGTATTGTGCTTGATGGCTTTCTCGGCAGTGCATCCACACTGATGGCTTGCGAACAGCTGGACAGAATCTGTTATGGAGTTGAGTTGGAGCCTAAATTTGTGGATGTAGCAGTGAAACGCTATGCTCAGTTCAAGGACGGAAAGACCGATGATATTTCAGTCATCCGTGACGGTGTGATTATTCGATTTGAGGATTTGGAGGTTGCATCAGAAACGGAGGTAACCAATGACTAATGTTACTTATAACTTTGAAGAAGGCATCGGATACGGAAGATTATCGAATGGGATGACATTTATATTTGACAGGAGGGATTACGATAAAATCCGCCATGTCAAATGGTATGCAAGCTGTGAAAGCGGAAGACCTTATATGATGGATTGCAGAGGACGAAAAATGCACAGCTATTTATTTCATTGTCCCGCTGGATATGAAATTGACCATATCAGTCTTGATACTTTGGATAATCGTTCATGTAACATTCGAGTATGTACTCATCAGCAAAATCAGATGAATCAGCCACTCCAGAAAAATAATACATCTGGGGTAGCTGGTGTTAGCTGGTATGCTGCAAGAAATAAATTCAGGGCGAGAATAAAAGTGGCACAAAGAGAAATCCATTTAGGGTATTTTGATACCTTTGAAGATGCTGTACGAGCAAGGAATATAGGCATGAGGTGTATGTTCGGTGCGTATGGTCGCTATGATGATATCGGAAAAATACCGTTCTGGATTGAAAAACAGGTAGTTGAGAAATGCATTCGTTTTGTGGAATTGGCACAGAACAGTGCATTTTTTGATTTCTGGGATTTGGAGGTAAGTGCCGATGGAGAATAATAACTTAACACTGGGGAGCCTCTTTGATGGTTCAGGAGGATTTCCTTTAGGAGGCTTGATTTCCGGGATTACCCCTTTGTGGGCATCGGAAGTCGAGCCTTTTCCTATCAGGGTAACCACAAAGCGATTTCCTAATATGAAGCATTACGGTGATGTCAGCAAATTAAACGGTGCGGAAGTTCCGCCCGTGGATATCATCACATTCGGAAGTCCCTGCCAAGATATGTCTGTGGCGGGCAAGCGAAGCGGACTGGACGGAGAGCGTTCCGGTTTATTTTATCAAGCGGTGCGAATCGTGAAGGAAATGAGGTGTAAGACAAATGGCAAGTATCCAAGATTTGTGGTCTGGGAAAACGTCCCCGGCGCATTCTCCAGCAACAAAGGCGAGGATTTCAAGGCAGTCCTCGAAGAAATCTGCAAAGTCAAAGACGATAGCATTTCTGTTCCTCAGTCTGGAAAATGGACAAACGCAGGAGAAATCGTGGGAGAACAGTTCTCCCTTGCATGGCGGGTGTTTGATGCGCAGTATTGGGGAGTTCCCCAAAGAAGAAAACGCATCTACCTTGTCGCAGATTTTGCAGGCCAATGTGCCGGAAAAATACTATTTGAGTCAGAGGGCGTGTCAGGGTATCCTCCGAAGGGCATCTGCCCGTGGCAAGGAACTGCCGGAGATTTTGAAGGCTGCACTGGAGCGGCAGGCATCGGCATAGATGGATATAACGGTTCTGCGGACGAAGTCGCAGCTACTCTTGGTGTGAATTGTGGAATAGCAACAGGCAGAAATGGTGTCATGGTACTCAATGACCAAGGCGGCAACCGCATGGATGTGACAGAAGATTTGACCTGCACCCTCCGTGCAGAGTCCAACCATCCTCCGCTGGTCTTTGAAAATCATAGTCAGGATACGAGATACACGGGTCCTTTGGAACAGGCTCCTACGGTCAGTTCTACTTATGGCACTGGTGGAAATAATCAGCCGTTTGTATTGGAAACACCGAAAACGCTGAAAATTCGCAGCGGCTGTGAGGGTGGCGGCAAGGGTGCATTGATTCAGGATGATTTGTCTGCCACCCTCGGCTGTAATAATGACCAGACACTGTTTGTGCCAAAGGCATACGGCATCTGCTCCAAGGACAGCAATTCCATGAAGTCGGATAATCCCCATAGTGGAATTTATGAAGCGGATACCTCCCGTACCATTGATGCCAACGGCGGCAACCCTGCCTGCAATCAAGGGGGCATTGTTGTGGTGGAGGGAAACGGCAGCAGACCATCCCACAAGGGTGACGGCTATAAGGAATCGGATGTCATGTATACCTTAAATACCATCGAACAACACGCAGTGGTGTATGCCATTGACCGTGAAAGCTATAACTGCGGTCAGAATTATGCAAGGAAGATGGGTATTTCCAAGGACGGCATCAATTCCACGCTGAATGCACAGGGACCAAGTGCCGTGGCTGCGCCCGTCTATTCTTCCAGCAAGGCATCCTTCTTTACTTCTGCGGAGGAAGAACTGGCAAACACACTGGTGGCTACGGATTATAAAGACCCGCCAATCGTAAATGATGTCAGTGAGATGCCGGAGTACATCGTCCGCAGGCTTACCCCTACGGAATGTGCAAGGCTGCAGGGATTCCCGGACTGGTGGTGCAATAATCTTGGCACGGCAGAACCGACAGAGGAAGAAATCAAGTGGTGGGCAGAGGTGTTTGAGACCCATCGTCATATCATGGGGACTTCCTCAAAACCAAAGACAGAAAAGCAGATCATTAAATGGCTGAAAGACCCGCACTCCGATTCTGCGGAATATAAGATGTGGGGCAACGGTGTAGCACTTCCAAATGTGGTATTTGTGCTTTCCGGCATCGTGTATTATTCACAACTCCCGGACTTTTTATTGTGAGATATTCTGCTACAGAATGACTTGCTATTTATTCCCTTTAGAGTGATATATGTAGTACCGAAAAACAAAGGAGGTACTTACCATGAAAGTTATTTACAACATTACCGACAGAAAGCCTTTTGTAAAGGCACTGGAAGAAATCACAGGGGCGAAAGCAGTCTACATGAAAACCCCAACCTACGCATACACGGTGGATTATTTTACCGTGACCCGCGAGGGCAACCTTACCTTTGATGACATGGCAGACAGCGAGGAAATCGAGCGAGTGCTTGAGGAACTTGACCAGAGAGGTTTCCGCTGCGAGAGTTCCGAGTACGATGAACCCCAGCTGGAAACGGGCTGTGAGGAGCCTTTGGAGGACTGCCAACCTGCATACGGAGTGCCGGAAACCGAGCCACAAGGCGAAACAGTCGGGCTTACGGTGGCAATGCCGCTGGATAAGGTATTGGTCGGCAATCTTACCAACCTCTTGGAAGCCAAGGGCAGTCTTATCAAGAAGGCATTGGGAATCAGTGAACTTCCCATCATCATTGATGAAGAGAAGATTTCCTTCCCTTGGTTTTCAGACGACTTGGATGCCGATACGGTCAAAGCCTACACCGACTTCATCGCAGCCCTGTGCAGGATGAGCCGAGAGCAGAAACGCATCTCCAACACCGAAAAGGCAGTGGAGAATGAAAAATACGCATTCCGCTGCTTGCTCCTGCGCTTGGGATTTGTGGGAGCAGAATATAAACGGGACAGAAAAATCCTGCTGAAGAATCTGACAGGCAGCAGTGCATTCAAGAATGATGTGAAAAAGGAGGCGGCAGACGATGAGATTTCCGAGTAAAGAAATTGTGGAGCGGGTACGCAGTCAGTACCCCGTTGGAACAAGGGTGGAACTTACCCAGATGGATGATTTGCAGGCTCCGCCAATCGGCACAAAAGGAACGGTAACAGGGGTGGATGATACCGCCTCCATCATGGTTCGCTGGGACAACGGAAGCGGACTTCATGTGGTCTATGGCGAGGACAAATGCAGGAAAATCAGCAATGAATAACTGCTGTAAGATACACAATTTCGCCCCCCAAAGATTGTGTAGTATATGGCGAGAATTGAGTGGATATATAGTGGTTTTAGCGGTAATATGTGTACTACCAAAAGGAAAACAAACCAAACGGAGGTACATAAAATGAGCGAGAAAACTACAAGACAGGTTGAAGAAATGAAACAGCAGACCATCGGAGTTGAGGTCGAGATGAATGGCATTACAAGGGATAAGGCAGCAAGGCTTGCAGCCACCTACTTTGGCACAGGCAGACACGAAAACACAGCCGGACGCAACGGCTACAGCACTTGGTCAGCTTGGGATGTAGATGGCAGAGAGTGGAAATTTCAAAAGGATGTCAGCATCGCAGGGTGCGACAGCGAGAAATGCGAATTGGTAACCCCAATTCTTCACTACAGCGACATTGAAACCTTGCAGGAACTTATCCGAATCCTTCGCCACGCAGGAGCAAAAAGCGATGCCACGAGGGGCTGCGGAGTTCACATTCACATCGGTGCAAACGGACATACCCCACAGACCATGAGAAATCTTGCAAACATCATGGCAAGCCACGAAAGCCTGATAGCCGATGCCCTTGACCTCGACAGGGGCAGGATGCATCGCTACTGCAAAACGGTTGACCCACGGTTCTTGGAGCAGGTCAACAAGAAAAAGCCAAAGACGATGGCGGCACTTGCAGACATTTGGTACTCCTCCAACGGAGCCAACTACGGCAGAGACCACCATTACAACGACAGCCGCTACCATATGCTCAACTACCACGCAACCTTTACCAAGGGAACAATTGAATTCAGACTTTTCCAATTTGATGCCCCGGCAGACGGCAAACTAAACGGACTTCATGCCGGACAGCTGAAAAGCTACATTCAGCTTTGCCTTGCACTCAGCCAAATGGCGAAAACAGTAAAGACTGCCAGTCCCAAGCCACAGCAGAATGAGAATCCGAAATACGCCATGAGGACTTGGCTCTTAAGGCTTGGCTTCATCGGAGAGGAATTCAAAACAGCAAGAGAAACCCTTACCAAGAAACTTGCAGGAGATACAGCCTTCAGAAACGGCAGAGCCGCTTGAAGGAATCGCAGGAGTTAGCCTCCTGCCACCTTACCTCCGACCGCTTCGGCGGTCTTAAGGTGGTAGAAGGGTGATTCCTTCGGAAAGGATGGATACCATTATGAAGAAACGATACTACCTTGCCTACGGCAGCAACTTAAACGTCCGTCAGATGCGGATGCGATGCCCATCGGCACGAGTCATTGGAACAGCAGAAATCAAGGATTATGAGCTGCTTTTCAAGGGCAGCCACACAGGAGCGTATCTTACCATTGAACCCAAATCTGGGGGCAGCGTTCCAGTAGCAGTTTGGTCGGTGACCGATGAGGATGAAGCGGCTCTTGACCGCTACGAGGGATTCCCCACCTTTTATTACAAGAAGGAAATGCAGCTGCCGATTAAAGGCATCAAGTCCGGCAAGACCAGAATCCGTGACTGCTTTGTGTATATCATGCACGAGGAGCGGAGCATCGGCATTCCGTCACTTGCTTATGTCAGCGTCTGCCTTGAGGGGTACATCAGCTTTGGCTTTGATGAACATTTTCTTGCAGAAGCACAGCTAAAATCAGAGGAGGCATTTGGATATGAAAACAGAAATCACTGAACTTAAAATCTGCCCACGCTGCGGCAAAGCATATCACGGTGTACCTGCTCTTTCGAGGGCAGACAGCGCAACCCTCATCTGCCCGGACTGCGGCACCAGAGAAGCCTTGGAGAGCATTGGTGTAAAGCCGTCCGAGCAGGAAGAAATTCTCGAAACCGTCCATCGTTCCATGCGTGGATAACTGCTGTAAAATACACAGTTTTCCTCCCAAAAGATTGTGTAGATTATGCCGAGAAATGAGTGGATATAGTCGGCACATAGCGGTAATATGTGTACTACCGAAAGGGAAAGCAACACAAACGGAGGAAACGAAAATGACAAGATTTGAGAAAGATTACAAGGACGCTAAGGACGGAAACGAAATCGAGGTAATTACCAAACGCAAAGCTGAAATTGAAAAGCTTACCCGTGAGGGAAAAAGCTGCAAAAACGGTTTTCGCAGAACCTGCATTGCACAGGATTTAACTCGACTGAAAGCAGAACTCAGAAAAATTGAGGAACTTTTCTAAGAGGAAAAACAATAAAACATTCCAAGAACGGAGCCAAGCGGCTCTGTATCTTGTTACTGAGGCTTGCCGATGGCAGGTCATTTTTTATGCCATGAAACGGAGGTGACGGCATTGCGAAAGCTAAAGAAATACAGACCTACCAAGTTCAAGGTAAAGGATAGCCACTATGATGAGGATGCGGCGGACTTCGCTGTTGCCTTCATCGAGAGCCTTTGCCACACCAAGGGTACATGGGCAGGAAAGCCATTTGAACTGATTGACTGGCAGGAACAGATTATCCGTGATTTATTTGGAACGCTGAAACCCAATGGGTATCGGCAGTTTAATACAGCTTATGTGGAAATTCCGAAGAAGATGGGAAAATCAGAACTGGCAGCTGCCGTGGCACTTCTTCTGACCTGCGGGGACGGAGAGGAACGAGCAGAGGTTTATGGCTGTGCCGCCGACAGACAGCAGGCTACCATCGTTTTTGATGTGGCGGCGGATATGGTGCGGATGTGTCCGGCACTGTCCAAGCGAGTGAAAATACTGACCTCGCAGAAAAGAATTGTGTATATCCCAACCAACAGCTTTTACCAAGTGCTGTCAGCAGAAGCCTACTCCAAGCACGGCTTTAATATACACGGAGTGGTATTCGATGAGCTGCATACCCAACCGAATCGAAAACTGTTTGATGTTATGACCAAGGGTTCCGGCGATGCCCGTATGCAGCCGCTGTATTTCCTTATCACAACAGCCGGGACAGATACTCATTCCATTTGTTATGAAACGCACCAGAAAGCAAAGGATATTTTAGAGGGGCGAAAAATCGACCCAACTTTCTATCCAGTGATTTATGGTGCCGATGAGTCGGATGATTGGACAGACCCAAAGGTGTGGAAGAAAGCCAATCCCTCCCTTGATATTACGGTAGGGATTGATAAGGTAAAAGCCGCCTGTGAGTCGGCAAAGCAGAACCCCAGCGAAGAGAACTCCTTCCGTCAGCTTCGTCTGAATCAGTGGGTAAAACAAGCAATCCGCTGGATGCCAATGGACAGATGGGATAAATGCTCCTTTGCTGTAAATGAGGACGATTTGGAAGGCCGTGTCTGCTACGGCGGTCTTGACCTTTCCAGTACCACAGATATTACAGCATTTGCACTGGTATTCCCTCCGCAGGACGATGAAGATAAATACATCATTCTCCCATATTTTTGGATACCGGAAGAAACCCTTGACCTGCGTGTTCGCCGTGACCATGTCCCCTATGATGTGTGGGAACGACAGGGATATTTGCAGACCACGGAGGGCAACGTGGTGCATTACGGCTACATTGAAAAGTTCATAGAAAAACTGGGCGAACGGTTTAATATCCGTGAAATCGCCTTTGACCGCTGGGGTGCTGTGCAGATGGTGCAGAACCTTGAGGGAATGGGATTTACAGTCGTTCCCTTTGGACAGGGATTTAAGGATATGAGTCCTCCCACCAAGGAACTGATGAAACTGACACTGGAGCAGAAAATCGCCCACGGCGGCCACCCGGTTCTAAGATGGAACATGGACAACATCTTCATCCGAACCGACCCTGCCGGAAACATCAAGGCAGACAAGGAAAAATCCACGGAGAAGATTGACGGTGCCATTGCCACGATTATGGGACTGGACAGAGCCATTCGCTGTGGTGCCGACAGTGGTGCATCGGTTTATGACGAGCGAGGAATTTTGTTTATCTGATGCAGATGTGCAACCGCCTATGATTTTAAAAAATCATAATTCGGCTGCACGATAATGTGGTACAATTGCTTTATGGAGGTGGTTGTTTCTTATGCTAAAAGAATTCTATGACTATTTGGTATCGCAGGGATTTTCAGAATACACAAAATCCGGACGAAAAAGTACGGTATATAGCTACTATAACCGTATTGAACTTGTATGTAAGAACGAAAATATTACGCTTGCAGAGCTAACAAAAGACATTCATTTCATTGTTTCTAAGTATGATTATGGCGGAGAATATGAAGCTATTGGAATGCGGTCAAGTAAAACCTGCATTAATGCATTAAAAGCATTTGAGGATTTTATAAATCAGAAATAATGATGAGAGCATCTATCAGAAACGGTAGGTGCTTTTCTTATGCCCATTTTTGAAAGGAGTGTGAATGCTTATGGGAATCTTATCGGGACTGTTTCGGTCAAGGGATAAGCCTGTGACCGACAGTACATCGGGCAGTGCCTACCGCTTTTTATTCGGTGGCTCAACAGCAGGAAAGCCTGTCAACGAACGGTCAGCCATGCAGATGACGGCAGTGTATGCCTGCGTGAGAATTTTATCTGAGTCTATTGCAGGACTGCCACTGCATCTGTATCGTTATACCGATAGTGGCGGCAAAGAAAAAGCACTGGATAATCCGCTGTATTTTCTCCTTCATGATGAGCCGAACTCGGAAATGACATCCTTTGTCTTTCGGGAAACTCTTATGACCCACCTATTACTGTGGGGAAATGCCTACTCGCAGATTATCCGAAACGGCAAGGGTGAGGTGGTAGCACTGTATCCGCTGATGCCAAACCGCATGAGCGTGGACAGAGATGATAAGGGAAATATCTATTATCAATACCAAGTGTCGGATTCCGATGCTCATACCATGAAAAGTGGAACGGTTATCCTAAAGCCATCGGATGTGCTTCATGTTCCGGGACTTGGATTTGATGGTCTTGTGGGATATTCGCCCATTGCAATGGCGAAAAATGCTATCGGACTCTCCATTGCCACAGAGGAATATGGTGCCAAGTTCTTTGCAAATGGTGCGACACCGGGCGGACTTTTGGAGTATCCGGGAACGGTCAAGAACCCAGATGCTATCAGAGAAAGCTGGAATAAAGGTTTCGGCGGCAGTCACAATTCCAACAAGGTGGCAATTCTGGAAGAAGGAATGAAGTACACACCGATTTCCATTTCCCCGGAGCAGGCACAGTTTTTGGAAACACGAAAATTTCAGATAGACGAGATTGCTCGAATTTTCCGAGTCCCTCCTCACATGGTAGGAGATTTGGAGAAGTCGAGCTTTTCTAATATTGAGCAGCAGTCCTTGGAGTTTGTGAAATACACCTTGGAACCATGGCTGGTTCGTTGGGAGCAATCACTTATCCGTGCTTTGATTTCTGAAAAGGATAAAAAGGATTATTTTATCAAATTCAATGTGGACGGACTGCTTCGTGGTGATTACGCAAGCCGTATGAGCGGCTATGCTACGGCAAGGCAGAACGGCTGGATGAGTGCTAACGATATTAGAGAACTGGAAAATCTCGACCTTATCTCTACTGAAGATGGAGGTGACCTATATCTGATAAACGGAAATATGACAAAGCTTGCAGATGCAGGCATTTTTGCAGCCAGTGCAGGAACTGGCGGAGAGGAGGAAAAAACCGATGAAGAAGTTTTGGAACTGGAAGAACAGGACAGTGACCAATCAGGAAACGCAGGAACAGAAAGCGGAGAGGACACTGTTTCTAAACGGCACAATCGCAGAGGAAAGTTGGTTTGACGATGATGTCACACCACAGCTTTTCAAGGAGGAACTGTTAGCTGACAGTGGAGATATTACTGTATGGATTAACAGTCCCGGTGGTGACTGCGTGGCGGCTGCACAAATCTACAATATGCTGATGGACTACAAAGGAAATATTACGGTCAAGATTGACGGCATTGCAGCTTCGGCGGCATCTGTCATTGCAATGGCAGGCACAAAGGTGCTGGTATCCCCTGTTTCTATGATGATGATTCACAATCCTGCAACCATTGCATTTGGTGATATGGGAGATATGCAGAAAGCCATTGATATGCTTTCGGAAGTCAAGGAATCCATTATCAATGCCTATGAAATCAAAACAGGAATGAGCCGTGCGAAGCTGTCCCATCTGATGGATGCGGAAAGCTGGATGAACGCAAACAAGGCTGTGGAACTTGGCTTTGCTGATGAAATCATGAATCGTGGTGAGAATACGGAAAATGTAGAACAGCCACAGGTTTCAATGATGTATTCCCAAGTGGCAGTGACCAATTCACTGATGGATAAGATTGCGAAGAAGTGTCATATCCAGAAGAAACCGCCTGTGCCGGAAAGCACAGAACGAAGCGTTGATTCGCTCATGGAGCGTCTCGATATTATCAAACAACACATTTAAGGAGGATTTTTATTATGACTATTTTAGAACTGAGAGAAAAACGTAACACAGCATGGAATGCAGCAAAGGCATTTTTGGATTCCCATCGTACCGACAAGGGTACTCTGAACGCAGAGGACGATGCCACCTATTCCAAGATGGAGCAGGAAATCAATGACCTCGGCAAGGAAATCAGCCGATTGGAGCGTCAGGAGCAGATGGAGGCAGAACTTTCTAAGCCTATCAATAAGCCGCTGACTTCCAAACCGGGTATGGGCAAAGAGCCGGAGGAAAAAACAGGCCGTGCATCGAATGCTTATAAAACCGCTATGCTGGATGCCTTCCGCTCCAACTTCAAGCGTGTCAGCAATGTTTTGCAGGAGGGTGTGGATGCCGATGGCGGTTATCTTGTGCCGGAGGAATATGACCATCGCTTGATTGATATTTTGACAGAAGAAAATATCATGCGTAACCTTGCTACCAAGATTACCACAAGCGGTGAGCATAAAATCAATATCGCAGCAACAAAACCTGCGGCATCTTGGATTGAAGAGGGCGGCGCACTTAGCTGGGGCGATGCAACCTTTGACCAGATCCTCTTGGATGCACACAAACTCCATGTTGCCATCAAGGTAACGGAGGAACTTCTGTATGATAATGCATTCGGTCTTGAGAACTACATCATCACACAGTTTGGTAAGGCACTGGCAAATGCCGAAGAGGATGCGTTCCTTAATGGTGACGGCACTGGAAAACCACTTGGTTTGTTCGCTGCTACTGGCGGTGGTCATATCGCAAACACGCTGACTGCGGCAATCAAGTCTGATGATATGCTGGATTTGGTGTATGCCCTTAAACGTCCGTATCGTAAGGATGCATCTTTCATTTTGAATGATCAGACATTGTCTGTACTTCGTAAGCTGAAGGACAATAACGGAGCCTACATTTGGCAGCCTTCTTATCAGGCTGGTGAGCCGGATAAAATCCTCGGTTACAGTGTTCATACTTCTGCCTATGCACCGACTGATGCCATTGCTTTTGGCGATTACAAGTATTACAACATCGGTGATCGCGGCAGCCGTTCTTTCTCCGAACTTCGTGAGTTGTTCGCAGGCAACGGCATGATTGGTTATGTTGCAAAGGAACGAGTGGACGGCAAGCTGATTCTGCCGGAAGCCGTACAGATTTTGAAGTTGAAGTCTGAGTAATCTAATGGCAGTGCTGTCAAATGTGGCGGCACTGCCTAATCTTTTAGGATTGAGGTGGTGATAAATATGCTTGTAGCATTAGATGAAATGAAGCAGTATCTTCGTGTGGATTTTGCAGATGATGATTCTCTGATTGAGTATCTTCTGTCCAGTGCGGAGAAAATCTGCATGGATATTATGAGAACTGATGATTCTGATAGGCTCACATCTGAGCCAAACGCAAAGACGGCGGTGCTGTATACGGTGGCATATCTTTATGAGCATCGTGAGGATGCAGATCATCACGCACTAATGATTACACTCAGGGCTTTGCTCTTTGGCAGCAGACAGGAGGGATTCTGATGGACATTGCACTTTTGAATGTGAGAGTGGTATTCCAGAAGTCAGCAGTAGTTGTGGATGCCATCGGCAATCACAAAAATGAATGGACAGAATTTTACTCCTGCTATGCTACAGTCAGCGGAGAGAATGGCAAGGAAACTACAGCGGCAGGCATTACCGTGGACGATTCCGACCTTAGCTTTTCTGTCAGATATTGCCTGAGTGTGTCAGAAATCAATAACACGGAGTACCGAGTGCTGTTTGGCGGAGAGATTTACAATATTCTCTCGGTTGACCACATGAATTACAGAAACAAGTCCGTAAAATTCAAATGCCAGAAAGTGAGACGGTAATATGGCGAGTGACAGAACATCGGTTGATAATATGGCATCTGCCATTATGGAGGGACTCACGGAATACGCTAATCTTGCCACCGATGATATGAAAAAGGCGGTTAAGAAAGCAGGTACTTCTGTGAAAAAAGAAATACAGCAGAATGCGCCCTCAGACACAGGTGCCTATGCGAAAAGCTGGGTAGTGAAGAATACCAAGGAAACCTCCAACTCGCTGGAAGTGACTGTCCATTCCAAGAACCGCTATCAGCTGGCACACCTTTTAGAGCATGGTCATGCCAAGCGTGGCGGCGGCCGTGTAGCAGGAAAAGCACATATTGCTCCAGCAGAGGAAAAGGCAGTCCGTCAGCTGGAGGAAGAAATCGAAAGGAGCCTGCAAAATGGATAAGCTGATTGCTATTATGAACAAAGTCGGTATCCCCTTTGCTTATGACCATTTTGCAGAGGGCGAATCGCCAGAACCACCCTTTATCTGTTATCTGCTCCCCGGCAGTGACAACTTTGCCGCTGATGGCAGAGTGTATTATAAGATAAATGATGTGAACATCGAACTGTACACCGATACCAAGGACTTGTCGGCGGAGCAGAAACTGGAGGATGTACTGGACAAATACGGCATCTTCTATGAAAAGTCCGAAACATGGATTGACAGCGAAAAGCTGTATGAAGTCCTATATCAATTTGAAATGTGAGGGTAAATCCTCCCGAAAGGAGTATTAAAACAATGCCTAAGAAGAATAAAGTAAAATTCAATATCTGCAATGTGCATTATGCCTTGCAGAATATTGCAGAAGATGGTGCAGTGACTTTCGGCACACCTGTGGCGATGCCGGGTGCAGTTTCCTTGGCACTGGATGCCAACGGAGAGCCGAGCAATTTCTATGCTGATGGTTATGCGTATTATACGATTTCTAACAACATGGGTTATGACGGTGATCTGGAACTTGCGATGGTGCCGGAGCAATTCCGTACCGAGGTGCTGAAAGAGGAACTGGACAGCAATAAGGTGCTGGTGGAGAATGCCAATGTGGAAACTGCAAACTTTGCACTGCTTTTTGAGTTTGACGGTGATGTAAGGAAAATCCGTCATGTACTGTATAACTGTGCGGCAAGCCGTCCGAGCATCGAATCTGCTACCAACGAAGATGAAATCGAGGTGCAGACAGAAACGCTTGCACTCACTGCCACACCTCTTGCCAACGGTTATGTGAAAGCAAAGACCGGGGATGATACCACGGATGCGGTTTATCAGAACTGGTACAAGACGGTATATCTCCCAACAGCGGAAGAAGAATCGTCTGCTGAACCTGCTGTGCAGTCTGTATCGGCTGCAAAATCTACTACAACTACAGCAGCAAAGACAACTGCCACTACGAAGGAGGTCTAATCTATGAGCATGAAACAGAATATCGAGATTGACGGAAAGCAGGTGCCGTTCAAGGCATCTGCCGCCATTCCTCGTATCTACAGAATGAAGTTCCATCGTGACATTTATAAAGACCTGCGTTCCTTGGAAAAATCCGTGGGTGACGGCAGTGAGGAGAATTCCAACTTAGATATGTTCTCCCTTGAGATGTTTGAGAATATCGCCTATATCATGGCGAAACACGCAGACCCGGCTATCCCAGATTCTCCGGAGGACTGGCTTGACAGCTTCAACACATTTTCTATCTATCAAGTTCTTCCAAAGCTGATTCAGCTTTGGGGACTGAATACGCAGACGGATGTTCAGTCTAAAAAAAACTTCGCTCAACTGAGCGGGAAATGACAACACCATTGTTTCTGCTCCGCTGTGTACAGCTTGGCTTATCAATTCGTGATTTGGATTTACTCACAATTGGCATGGTCAATGATATGTTCGCAGAGAGCAGGAATGATGATTTTAAGTACAGAGAAGTTGCAACACAAAAAGACTTTGATTTATTTTAACCAATGCATCGGCTGATAAGGTCGGTGTATTTTTTATGCCCGCAGGAAGGAGGTGTTTTGGCATGGCAAACAGAATTAAGGGTATCACAGTGGAAATTGGCGGCGATACCACTAAACTTCAAACGGCATTAAAGGGTGTCAACGGAGAAATCAAGAACACGCAGGCACAGCTGAAGGATGTAGAGAAACTCCTAAAGCTGGACCCCGGCAATACAGAACTGCTTGCACAAAAGCAGAAACTCCTCTCCGATGCGGTATCTGAAACCAAAGAAAAGCTGACTACCCTAAAGACGGCGGCTGAACAGGCAAATACGGCACTTGCAAACGGTGATATTTCACAGGAGCAGTATGATGCTCTTCATCGAGAAATTATTGAAACAGAAAATGATCTTAAAAAGTTAGAAGAACAAGCAAATCAGTCTGCCACGGCAATGCAGAAGATTGCCGCTACGGGAGAAAAGCTAAAAACCACTGGTGATAACATCTCCAATGCAGGAAAGAAACTGCTTCCTGTGACAGCGGCCGTGACTGGACTTGGAACAGCGGCTGTTGCTACGGCGGCAAACTTCGAGTCCTCCATGTCACAGGTGCAGGCTACTATGGGTATTACCAAGGACTCCATGTCTACGGTAGATGGTCAGTCGGTTAATACAATGGATACCCTTGGCAAGCTGGCAAAGAAGATGGGTTCGGAAACGGCATTTTCTGCAAGTGAGTGTGCCGAAGCACTGAACTACCTCGCTCTTGCCGGATATGATACACAGGAAATGTGCGATACCTTGCCAACAGTACTTAACCTTGCGGCGGCTGGTGATATTGAACTGGCATCTGCATCGGATATGGTTACCGATGCAATGTCTGCTCTTGGTATGGGAGTCAGTGAAGCCGGAACGATGGTAGACCAGATGGCAAAGACCGCATCTACTACCAACACCTCTGTTGCACAGCTTGGAGAAGGTATTCTTACCATTGGTGCGACTGCAAAGTCTGTCAAGGGCGGAACAGCGGAACTGAACACGGCTCTTGGTATTCTTGCCAATAATGGTGTCAAAGGAGCAGAGGGCGGTACCCATCTTCGTAATATTATTCTTTCCCTGCAGAACCCTACGGATAAAGCGGCGGCAAGCATGAAATCTCTTGGTGTGGATGTTTATGATTCACAGGGCAATATGCGTTCCATGAACGATATTTTGGGTGACCTCAATAAGAGCATGGATGGTATGACCTCCGAAGAGAAGTCCAACATCATCAATAACATTTTTAATAAGACCGACCTGTCCTCTGTGAATGCTCTCCTTGCCAACACAGGCGATACTTGGGATGATTTACAGCAGTCCATTACCAACAGTGGCGGTGCGGCACAGCAGATGGCAGACACACAGCTGGATAACCTCCAAGGTCAGCTGACCATCTTAAAATCTGCTCTTGAGGGACTTGCCATTTCCTTTGGTGAGCTCTTAATGCCTGCCATCAAGCAGATTGTCGGCTGGGTGCAGAAGTTCGTAGATTGGCTCAACGGCATGGACGAGGGTACAAAAAAGGTTGTTGTGACCGTGGCTCTTTTGGCAGCAGCACTGGGACCTGTGCTGATTGTGGTTGGAAAGGTTATCTCAGCGGTTGGTACCATTATGACGGTGGTTCCTAAAATTGCAGGAGTCATCAATACAGTAAAAACTGCATTTGCAGCACTAAATTTGACCATGCTTGCTAACCCTATCGTGTTGATTATCGCAGCCATTGCAGCCCTCGTGGCGGCATTCATTTATCTGTGGAATACCAACGAGGACTTCCGTCAATTTTGGATTGACCTTTGGGAGAATATCAAAGAAGTTGCGATTGCAGTATGGAATGCTATCAAGGAGTTTTTCGTAGCAGTCTGGGAGGGAATTAAATCTGTCGCAGAAACCGTGTGGAATGGAATCCGAGATTTCTTTACTGGGTTGTGGGAAGGTATCAAGTCTGTATTTACTACGGCAGTGACAGCCATTTCCACATTCCTCTCCACGGCATGGACTACGATTAAAACCGTGGTGACCACTGTATTCACGGCAATCCAGACGTTCTTCACAACGATATGGGATGGAATCAAGCTGGTATTTCAGACCGTGCTGAATGTAATCAGCACCATTGTTACCACCTATTTTAATATTTATAAGACCATTATCACTACAGTTTTCAATGCGATAAAGACGGTGGTCACCACGGTATGGAATGCCATCAGCACCTTTATTACCACGATTGTTACAGCAATTCAGACCTTCCTTACCACGGCTTGGAATACCATAAAAACTGTGATAACCACAGTGCTGAATGCCATCAAAACGGTATTCACAACAATTTGGAATGCGATTAAAACCGTCATTACCACGGTGGTAAATGGCATTAAAAATACGATTACCACGGTCTGGAACAATATCAAATCTACGGTGACTTCTGTGGTAAATGGTATCAAGACTGCTGTGAGTAATGCCTTTTCAGCCATGTGGAATGGCATCAAAAGCACCATCAGCGGTATCTACAATACCATCAAAGGTGGCTTCGATAACGCAGTCGGTTATATCAAGAACCTTGCATCTTCTGCCTTTAACTGGGGAAAGGATTTAATCATGGGTATTGTTAACGGTATTAAAAGTTGTATCGGTGCCGTGGGTGATGCTGTCAGTGGAGTGGCAAATAAAATCAAGTCCTTCCTGCACTTCTCTGTGCCAGATGAGGGACCACTGACAGATTATGAAACTTGGATGCCAGACTTCATGAGCGGACTGGCAAAGGGCATCGAAAAGAGCAAGGGCATGGTGGCAAGCGCAATGGATGGAGTGGCGGCTGATATGGTGGTCAATCCGAAAATCAGCACGGCAGACACCAGCGGTATCTTAGGCGGAATGTCTGCTGGAGATACCATTGCAGGCATTACCACAGCGATTACAGAAGCACTTGCAGGTGTTGGGGTTCAAGGTGGCGATATCGTTATTCCTGTCTACCTTGGCGGCACCATGCTTGATGAGGTGGTAGTCAATGCACAGCAGAGAACCAATCTAAGAAGCGGAGGGAGATAAATGGCATTTATACAATATTTGAAGTTCAATGGCACACCACTCCCTCTGCCGGATTCCTATGATCTGGACTTGACGGATGTGGAAGCAGACTCCGGCGGAGAAACAGAGGCCGGAACAACTCAGCGTGATGTAGTTCGTGCCGGGGTGGTCACGATAGGAGTGTCCTTCTCGGTCAGTGCCGCATGGCTGAAACGGCTGACGGTATATTCCAAACAGCCGAAGATAGCCGTGCAGTATTTTGATACAGAGGATTTGGCACTGAAAGAAACTGAAATGTACATTACAGGCTACAAGGCGAAGCTCTATAAGGACACTTCGTATAAAGGTCTGTGGTCGGTGTCATTTACGCTTAATGAATTTTAGGAGGTGGTGTCTGTGTATCCTGTATCTGGGGCATTTATGGATGCAATCGAAAGCAACACAAGAAAATATTACTGGACAGGCACCATTGTCACAAAGAATAAAAAAGAGTATGCCTTTGGCAATGAGGACATTGTTAAGGGCAGTGGATATATCACAAGGCAGTGCTGTGGCAGTAATGAAATAGAACTTGGTACGGTTTATGCGGCAGAGATGGGCATTACCCTATTTTCGGATATTGACCGCTACACTCTGGATGAGGCTGAAGTCAGGATATATTTCCACCTTGTTCTTCCAGACGGCACGGAAGAAACCATACCAATGGGTGTTTTTGAGGTCAGCGAAGCAAACCGCCACATTAAAACACTGGAACTGAAAGCCTACGATTATATGCTCCGCTTTGAGAAAGCACTCAAGCTGTCGGCATCCGGCGGCACGACATATAGTTTTCTACTGATGGCAAGCACCGAATGCAATGTGGAACTTGCCCAGACCAAGGCTGAAATTGAAGCCCTGATGAACGGTAAGGAAACACTGGGCATCTATTCCGACAATGATATGGAAAGCTACCGTGACCTCATTTTCTATGTGGCACAGGTGCTTGGCTGTGTCTGTCAGATAAATCGTGAAGGAAAGCTGGAACTGATACCTTACGGCATTTCTCCTGTGGCAGAGGTAACCAGTAGGCACCGCTATGACAGCAGCTATTCTGATTTTGTCACGAGATACACCGCAGTATCCTCTACAAATCTTATCACAGAGGAATCGGAGTATTATGCTCTTGACCCGGATGATGCTTTGACCTTAAATCTTGGTGTAAATCCGCTTTTGCAATTTGGTCTGAAAACCACAAGAGCAAGGCTCATAACCAATATTCTAAATGCCATCGCTGTAGTGGATTATGTCCCCCTTGACAGCACCACCATCGGCAATCCGGCATTTGACCCTATGGATATTCTGCGGTTCTCCGGCGGCCATGCTGATGAGAAACAGCTGTCCTGCATTACGAGCATTACCTATAAAATCGGCGGCAAGCACAGCCTAAAATGTGTGGGTAAAAATCCAAAGCTGGCGGCGGCAAAAAGCAAGAATGACAAGAATATCACGGGACTGCTCAATCAGATTGAAGCAGGAAAAATCGTAGTATATAACTTCGTCAACGCTTCGCCTTTTACCATCGGCAGTTCCAATACGGAAATCATGGCGATTGCCTTTACCTCAAAGGAAGAAACCACGGCTACCTTTCTGGCAGAAATACTGTTTGAAGTCAGCAACGATGAGGTTATTGAAACGGTCAGCGGAACTGTGACGGAAGATAGCGAAAATGAAGCGGGAGAAACGGTTCCTATTACCAAAGAGGTGTCCTTCACTTACCCCAAAATTGGGGAGAGTGAATTGACTGTTACCTACAAAATGAATGATGAAGAGGTCAAAACTTTCTATCCGAAAAAGACCTGCATCAACGGAAAACACATTTTGACGCTGTTCCTCCCTATCACACAGGTTATTGCTAACAGCGAAAACACGCTGTCGGTGTTCTTTAAGATGAGTGGCGGAACGCTTACCATTGGAGAATCACAAATCCGTGCAACCATCAGCGGACAGGGACTTGTAGCAGGTATCGGTGATTGGAACGGACGCATCAGTATTTCCGAGACCATTGACCGTATTCCGATTGCACAGACCGCATTCGGCTATGATGCCTTTACGGATACTGCTGCGGCTATCTTCCCAAGATTGGTGCTTCGTCCGATTACACAGCCACTGACACGCATTCCAATTACGGAAAGCGAGTTTAGTTACCATCGCCTGAACGAGCGTGTGACAGCCGTGGAGGTTATCAAGACCTTCACTATGGATAAGGACTTCCCACCGCATTATGACCAGACCGTGGTTGAGGTTAATGAGGATGGTGCGTTCTGTATGATAAGCGATTATGTATTTGTATCCTCTGTTGAGGAAATCAATGCCGGACAGATGCAGCATTTGACGGTAAACACAGAGCCGTTTGAGCGAGTGGAGAAAATGGAGGTGACGATGTGCTGATAGATGCATCAAAATATATCTGGTCGAAGTGGCAGCAGCCTGTATTCACGGACAATGATTCGTGGGGCGAGGTTTCTGCCGCTTCTGTGCATCAAGTGGCGGGTGCGGATTATTCCCCATTCCGTGCTTTGGATGCAAATGGGGATACCCACTGGGAGGGTGCGGAAGGTGTGACGGATGTGCAGTTTTTATGGATATTTGCACAGCCACTTAAAATTTACCGCATTGAGCTGGTCAATAAGCCGACCGGAAATATTCATATCACAAAATCCGTAGAAGTCTATGCGGATGAAGAAATGACAGAGCCGTTGCTTACAGGTGAGTTTCCGCAGGAATCCAAGAGCCGATGCGATATGGAGCCGGTACAGCCATTCTCCTGTGACCGCATTATCCTAAAACTTACGGCAGATGCAGAAACGGGAGTAAAGTATGTGGGTCTGTCTGAAATACGCATTGTTGCAGAAGTCGGGCAGGAGAAAACAATCCTGCTCCCATTCCTGAACACGGCAGAAAATATGGAAACCATCAGCAACGGCTACAACGACGACAGCACCTTCAGCACAGAGGGTCTGGACGGATTTATGTTCAATGGCATCGCCGCCAATCCGCTGTATATCTCAAGCAATCATTGGATCGGGTTTGGCACAGGAGCAGAACAGCTTCGTATCCTGCGAAGGGACGGCTGCTCCACTGCAATCTACCGACAGCTGGGAGAAACTACAAACGGACTGCAATTTCTAAAAATCCGCTTTGAGGGGTACACAGCTTACAACAATCGTGTGGAAGCTACCCGTCTGATATTTGAATTATTCCTGCTGTCTAATAACGATATGTTCCTCAATGTGATTCAGACTCCGACCAATGCTGGGTATCTTGGAACATCGGATTTGATATGCGGCGGTACAACCATAGCACTGAATCTTGCTGATGGCAGCGGAGCCGGTACGCAGGTCAGCTTTTATCATCAGGATGAGGGCGGCCGCACTTGGAATATTGTGTATGCCATGTATGAGGAAACAGATACCTATTCCTTTGCCTATCTCTTACGGCAGGCAGATGCTTTTTATACTTACGCAGACAGAACCCTGCAGGAGGTGTCCATTGAAAATATGACAGCGGCGATGTTCTTAAAATATGGATTTGAAGAGATACCGCCCACAGAAATTTTGACACCAATCGACAATATGCAGATGTATCTGTGGAAAGCCGGAGGAACGGAACAGCTGCTGAAAGCAAATGTAAAAGCCTATCCGTATCCACAGGTGCTGGAAGCCGTGGCGGATATGAGCCACATTTCGATTCTCGGCATCAAGATGATGACAGCGGAGTATTCCGGAGATGTCACGGTGTCGATTTCTGTCGATAACGGTCAGACCTACACGGAGGATATGGTGTTGGGCGAATGGCTGAATACCGATGTGGAGGAACTTTATAACAGCTTGAGCGAGGAAAAGCGATTATTTCTGCGGTTTACACTTCATGATAATGCAGCTATTTCACGCTTTAAGATTACCTACATCAATTAAAGGAGGGAACGCAAATGCTGAAAGGCAAAATGAAAATAGAAATGACAGATGTTCATACAGGCGAAACGGAAACCGTGTTGGAAGAAAATATGGTGACCAATGCACTGGCAAATATCTTCAAGCCGATGGGACTGGATAAATCTCCTGCAAAGCTGATAAACGGCATGAATCCGTATTACCAGTCGGTGCTGGGAGGACTTTTGCTGTTTGATTCAGAGATTGAGGAAAATGCGGATAATGTCTACCCACCGTCCAATGTCAATCTCATCGGCTGTGCATCCTACGGTGTGCAGAACAATACCACAGGAACGCTCCGTGGCGGTTTCAACCAGACAGAGAGCGAACTGAATATGACCGACCGCTATATGAAATATGTGTATGATTTTACTACCTCGCAGGCGAATGGAACCATTGCCTGTGTCTGCCTGACCCATAAGAATGGCGGGTACACTTCCTACGGCGGCAAGGACGCACCGTTTGGAAGTAACTATGGACTGGGTATGCAGGTTTGTGACGGACATTTGCAATATGTACACAACAACTATACGGGTGCAACAACGGGAGATAAATATTCTGGAATAAGCATTGGTACGACAGAAGCAATGTTCCTCATCAACATGGCAGAGGATGCTGTGTACTATTTTCGAATTGACAACTCCACGAAAATCACGATTACAAAACGCAGAGCCTATATGAAATCGGTGTCGGTACTGGAAAATCCGTATTCCAAGAAGCCGCTCATGGATTCTTTTGAACTGGATGAACTCAAAACAGAACTGCCAACCAATTATATTTCTTACAATTTTGACCCTGCCGACAACTGCCTGTATATCATAAATAGTGCAGCCTACTATCTTGAAGCAAACGGTACTTTTTATATTACAAAGGTCAATTTCTCCACTTGGAAGGTTACACAGTACACTATGACGAATACCACATCAGAGAGAATTAATCTCAACGGTATGCGTTCTTCCTACTGCCACAGGGGATATATTCTTTTCCGTGGCTATAACAATTCCAATCATATCTACAAGATGGAGATTGGCAATTCAGCAAATGTGGAGCTGCTGAAACTTGTGAATCTTACAAGTATTACAGGATCGTTTGCAATGGGCATCAATGGCAGAGTTTATATTGAGGGTTATGGCAGCAGTACCTATTATTTGTATGTCATCAATCTTGATACCAATGAAATCCTAAAGGTGGAGGCATCCCGCATTATCGGCGGAAGTAATTATCCCTGCTACACCCCGGTGCTGAATGAACCGATGCTGTGGTATGCAAGTTACGGCAGCTGGTCAACCATCGGATATTTTATCATGTCTAACTATCTTGCCACAATCAATAACCTGTCTGAGCCTGTGACGAAAACGGCGGATAAGACCATGAAGGTCACTTATATCATTCAGGAGCAATAACAACTTAATACTTGGAAATGAGGACTATCCAACTTTGGACAGTCCTTTTTTCATACAAAAAAATGAAAGAGAGGAATTTCAAATGAAAGAATTCTGGAACACGATTCAACTTATTTTTGCAGCCATCGGAGGGTGGCTCGGCTACTTCCTAGGCGGCTGTGACGGCCTGCTCTATGCACTGCTCGCCTTTGTGGTAGTGGACTATATCACAGGAGTGATGTGTGCCATCGAAGACCATAGCTTATCCAGCGAGGTAGGCTTTAAGGGCATCTGCCGCAAGGTACTTATTTTTGCATTGGTAGGCATCGCCAACATCCTTGATGTGCAGGTCGTTGGAAGCGGAAGTGTACTGCGTACCGCTATTATCTTCTTCTACATCTCCAATGAAGGAGTATCCCTACTGGAAAATGCAGGACACCTTGGTCTGCCAATCCCGACAAAACTCAAAGACATTTTAGCACAGCTCCATGACAGAGCAGAAAGCGAGGGCAAATAATATGGCTTATACAAACAGTTCTTTAGTATCTTACACAGGGTTAAGTCCTAATCATTCCGGGCAGAGAACCCATTCCATTGACCGCATTACACCTCACTGTGTGGTGGGTCAGTTATCCGCAGAAACCATCTGTGCCTGTTTCCCGGCAGGCCGTGATGCAAGCTGCAATTACGGTATCGGCACAGACGGCAGAGTGTCTTTGTGCGTGGAGGAGAAGAACCGCTCTTGGTGTACCTCCAGCAATGCCAATGACCAGAGAGCCATTACCATCGAGTGTGCCAGTGATAAAACAGAGCCGTATACTATGAACAGTGCGGTGTATGCAACGCTCGTGAAGCTCTGCACCGATATTTGTAAGCGTAATGGCAAAAGTAAACTACTGTGGTTTGCAGATAAGGACAAGTCCTTGAATTACAATCTAAAGTCTGATGAGATGGTAATTACCGTGCATCGTTGGTTTGCCAATAAAAGCTGTCCGGGTGATTGGCTGTATGCAAGGCTTGGCGATTTAGCAGAAAAGGTAACGGCGGCTCTTGGTGGTACAGCACAGACCCCATCAGCGGATACTTCTGTTTGGTACCGTGTGCGTAAGACTTGGTCAGACAGCAAGAGTCAGATTGGTGCTTACCACAGCCTTTCCAATGCGAAAGCCTGTGCAGATAAGAATGCAGGATATTCGGTATTTGATGAATCAGGCAAGGCAATCTATCCAAATGCGGCTGCATCTCCATCGGCTGTGCCTTTCATGGTGCGTGTGTCCATTTCTGACCTCAATATCCGTAAAGGTCCCGGCACGAACTATGCCAGAACGCAGTACATCCCGGTGGGTACATACACCATCGTGGAGGAAGCTGACGGACAGGGTGCTTCCAAATGGGGACGCTTGAAAAGCGGTGCTGGTTGGATTTCACTGGATTACTGCACTAAGGTTTAACTGAATATGTTGTGAATTGATAATGCCTGCCTTGGAGTGAAATCCTTGGCAGGCATTATTTTTTTGCAACAACAGGAACAAGTGCAACGGAATCCCCTATAAATGCTTACGCGCATACAAGCCCCTATCTACCTATTATTGTTCTGTTTTTATATATAGGTATAGTTGTTACACTTGTTCTTGTTGCATATTCGTTTTATGAAAATAATATAATTTCAAGAATACCCTCAAGTTTATCTTCTTGCCGTGGCTAAGAAGTAGGAGGTGTTTTGAAATGACGGAAGAACAAAGAAATCGGATTGTATCCGCGAGAAAAAACGGCATGGGATACGCAAAAATTGCAGCTGAAATCGGGATGACAAAGAATGCTGTAGCTGCCTTTTGCCGAAGAAATGCTCTGACAGGGAATCTTTCTGTCAGTGAAGATAAAAGGGATTTGTGCCGTGAGTGTGGGAAACCACTTGTTCAGGAAGATGGAATGAAAACAAGAGTATTCTGTTCCTCGGATTGTAAAACAAAATGGTGGAGAGAGCATCCTGAAAAGATGAACCATAAAGCTACTTATCAATTTGTGTGTGCCGCTTGTGGCAGACCATTTGAAGCCTACGGAAATTCCAAAAGAAAATACTGCTCTCACAGCTGTTATATCAATGCAAGGTTCAAAGGCGGTGGCGGCCATGAATGAAAAACAGTTAGAGGCAGAGCAGCAATACTATCTTGCCATATCGGTTGCAAAATCTATGTTCCAGAGTGGCATCATCTCTGCCGAAGTATTAGCCATAATTGATACAAAATTACTCGAAAAATGGCAGCCTATTTCTGCTATATTATTGTCGGATAATCCGTTGACTTTATAGCCTTTTAGAGTGATGTATAGTAACGGAAAGGAGTGGTTTTATGGCGAAAATACGAAAAATCGAACCACAAATGCCGTTAGTCAAAAAGCGTCAGAGAGTCGCTGCATACGCCCGTGTTTCAAGGGATACAGAGCGTCTTATGCATTCGGTTTCTGCACAAATCAGTTATTACAGTAATCTGATTCAACATCATCCCGATTGGGAGTATGCCGGAGTATATGCGGACACAGGCATCAGCGGAACGGGCATCAAGGAACGAGATGAATTTCAAAGAATGCTTGCCGACTGCGAAAACGGCAAAATCGATATTATTCTGACCAAGAGCATTTCCCGTTTTGCGAGAAACACGGTAGACCTTCTGGCTACGGTAAGGCATCTGAAAGCAATCGGAGTGGAGGTCAGATTTGAAAAGGAGCAAATCAATTCCTTTTCCGGGGACGGAGAATTGATGCTTTCTATCCTTGCATCCTTTGCACAGGAAGAGAGCCGTTCCATATCGGAGAACTGCAAATGGGGTATCAGAAAAAGGTTTCAGTCCGGGGAGATTGGTGCTGCAAACAAGCATATTCTCGGCTACCAATACGATGAAGATTTAAAGCAGTATGTGGTTATTCCAGAAGAAGCAGAGATTGTAAAAAGAATGTTCAGGCTTTATTTGGAGAAGGTATCCCTTCGTGCCATCTGCGATGAACTAAATGATATGGGCTACAGAACCATAAACGGTATGCTGTTTCAGGAGGCAGCCATTAACAGCCTATTGCATAATGAGATTTATGCCGGGGATATCAGACGGCAGAAATGCTACATAGCAGATCCAATCAACAAAACAAAGGTAAAGAACCAAGGCGAGCTGTCTCAGTATTATATGGCGGATTGCCACGAGGCTATCATTGACCGTGAAACTTACGCATTGGTGCTACAGGAATTTGAAAGACGGACTGCAATGCTCAATCCCACCTATTGCTTTACAGGCAAAATCGTGTGTGGGATGTGTGGCAGTCCGTACACAAGGAAGAAAAGCAAGGTTAAAGGAAAGACCTATGTGCATTGGATTTGCAGAGCGAAAAAGGAAGTAGGCAGAACCTGCAAAAATCATAATTTTTCTGAGATTAATTTAAAAAAGATAAGTGTAGAGATTTTGGAATTGGAAGAATTCGATGAGGATATTTTTACACAGCAGATTGAGAAAATCACAGTGCTTGCAGACGGTAGCCTTGCATTCAAATTTTACGAAGGGAGAACGAAAGTATGGCAAAAAGCGTAACGACAATACCTGCTACCATCAGCAAGTATACGGCAAAGCCAATCAACTCAAAAAAGAAACGCAGAGTGGCAGGATATGCCCGTGTCAGCACGGACATGGAAGACCAACAAACAAGCTACGCTGCCCAGTGCGATTATTACACCAACTACATTCAGAGCCGTGAGGACTGGGAGTTTGTATCCCTGTATTCGGACGAAGGAATCAGTGCAACATCAACAACACATCGTGATGGTTTCAATCGAATGATAGCGGATGCACTTGCTGGAAAGATAGACCTTATCATAACAAAATCTGTCAGCCGATTTGCACGAAACACGGTAGACAGCCTTTCTACCATAAGAAAATTAAAGGAAAACGGCACGGAATGTTACTTTGAAAAAGAAAATATTTGGACTTTTGACAGCAAAGGCGAATTGCTGATTACTATCATGAGTTCACTGGCACAGGAAGAAAGCCGCAGCATTTCCGAGAACTGCACATGGGGCATGAGAAAGCGATTTGCAGATGGAAAGGTCAGCGTTCCGTTCGGCAGGTTCCTTGGCTATGACCGTGGCGAGAATGGCAACCTTGTAGTCAATGAGGAACAGGCGAAGATTGTCCGTAAAATATACGGATTGTTTTTGCAAGGAAAATCTCCCTATGTCATTGCCAAACATCTGACGGCAGAGGGCATTCCTACCCCCGGCGGCAAAAAGGTATGGGGCAAGGCAGTGGTGCAGAGCATTCTCACCAATGAGAAATACAAGGGCGATGCATTATTGCAGAAGGTCTATACCACAGATTTTTTAACCAAAAAGAAAAAGCCGAACGAGGGAGAAGTTCCCCAGTATTATGTGGAAGGCAATCATGAAGCCATTATCGAGCCATCCGTTTTTGACACGGTGCAGGTGATGATGCAGTCTCGTGTTCCCGGCAAGAACAGAGCCAGCTCGGTCAGCATTTTCTCAAGCAGAATAAAATGTGGGTGCTGCGGTTCATGGTACGGTTCAAAGGTATGGCACTCCAACGATAAATACCGAAAGGTTATATGGCAGTGCAATCATAAATTCAAAGACGGCTGCAATACCCCACACTTCGATGAGAACACCATAAAGGAAATGTTCATCAAAGCCATGAACATTCTTGCAGGACAGCGAGATGGCATCATCGGTGCATACGAGGAAATCGAACAGACTGCCTTTGACACCACGAACTTGGAAAGCCGTCAAAAAGAGTTGCAGGCTGAAATGAATGTTGTGGTGGAACTTATCGAGCATAGCATTGCGGACAACGCACGAGTGGCACAGAATCAGGATGATTATGAAAATCACTACAATTCGCTGACAGAGCGATTTGATACAGCCAAGGGCGAGTTGGAGAAAATCGGGCAGTCCATTTTGGAAAAACAGGCACAGCGAGAAATGATGAAAAAATTTATCACGGAAGTAAAAGCCATGCCGGACATCATCAGCATTTTTGACGAGGACAGCTGGTGTGCCTTGGTGGATTATGTGACAATCAACAGCACCACCGATGTGGTATTCACAATGAAAAACGGATTGGAAATCAGAATATAAGGCTGATAGCAGATACGGCACTCCGCAGAAAATGCGGGGTGTTTTTCTGCTTTTTTGAACCTTTTAACTTTCCCCTCTGAAAATGTATACCCCCAAGGGGCAAAGTCAAAAAGTATGTGGCAAAGTTAAAAAGTGCAAGGCAAAGTCAAAAGGTTTAAGGGCAAAGTTACATTGTATCAAAGACGGCTTTTAGATAGATGAAGGTATTTCCGGCACAAATACAAAAAAGCGTAAAGAGTTTAACCGGATGATAGCCTGTGCCCAAAATGGGGAAATGGACTTGATCATTACGAAGGAAATTTCCCGTTTTGCGAGAAATACTCTTGATAGTATCTATTATACCCGTGATCTGAAAAAGCACGGTGTCGGCGTTATCTTTATGAATGATAACATCAATACGATGGACGGCGATGCAGAATTACGGCTTGCTATTATGTCTTCGATTGCGCAGGAGGAAAGCCGCAGAACCTCGGAGCGTGTTAAGTGGGGACAAAAACGTCAAATGGAGCAGGGCGTTGTTTTTGGCAGAAGTATGCTTGGCTATGATGTAAGGGATGGCAATATGTATATCAACGAGGAGGGCGCAAAAATTGTCCGAAGGATCTTCCATAAGTTTGTGGATGAAAGGAAGGGAACGCGCGTCATCGCCCGTGAACTTCTTGAGGAAGACATTCGTCCAATGAGAGTGAAGGAATGGCAGAATACTGTTATTTTGCGAATTATCCGCAATGAAAAATACTGTGGTGATTTGGTGCAGAAGAAGACCTACACGCCAGATTTTTTGTCGCACGAAAAGAAATACAACAGGGGGCAGGAAGAATTTGTGATATTAAAAAACCATCATGAGCCGATTATATCCCGAGATCTGTTTGAAGAGGCAAACCGTATTTTAGATGAAAAATCACTCTCGCAGGAAGGAAAAGCAAAGCACAGCAATCGCTATCCGTTCTCTGGAAAAATCAAATGTGGCAGATGCGGGGCGAGCTATGTGGCGCGATATAAAACTCGAAAAGACGGAAGTCGTTATCAGGCGTGGCGCTGCTTTGAAGGCGTGAAGCACGGCAGTCCTCATATTGATAAGGAGGGAAAACAGGTGGGCTGTCCTGGCGAAAGCATCCGCAATGAAGAAGTGGTCTATCTCATGTACCTTGTTTACAGACGATTAAAGTATGACCGCAGGAAAATCGCAGATCATTTAATCGGCACAATAAATGCCGTTCTTTCTATGGATGCGGAAGGGGATGCGGCAGGAACTGATTCAGCGGATTCTTCGGAGAGGGACGAAATCGAAAATGTTGTGAATGAGCTTATTAACGGCATCCAATATGAAGATGAATTTTACACGCAGCTGCTTGATAAAATGGTAATAAATGATAGAGATAATATGGATGTATATTTGAATATGCTGCCTCTAAAATGGAG